CCCGCCATGCTCTCAATTGATACTCCTTTTCCCACAGCTATCTTCTCACTTTCTGACATCTGAACTTCAGACACTCTTTTTTATAGTTCATATGGTCAACCGCTATAATGTTATATACTTCATCTTCAAAAACAATCCTGTACTTTGTTGTATTTATCTTTTCAGCTGTTTTGCACCAGCGTATTGTAAAGGCAATGTCAACATTCTCAATGACAATTCCTGCAGAATGTTTTTCATTACCGCTCTCACCACTAACCGTAGCGTGGCATATATAATAATCTTTCCATCCGTTTCTATGGTTGCCTATTTCATCTACTTCCACGGAATTTTTCTGAAAGAGAACCTTAACATTAAGTAGTGCTACATCCATCAGAATCCCTCCTGCCTTATCCCAAACAGTAATGCACGGATGGAAAGGGTTAATTCCAGATGATTGCGTTCTTCCCTATGCTCATACAGATACGCAACCGCATACATAACTGCTATCTTTGAACAAGGCTCTTTCACAAATGTATCTTCATCTGTGATACGAGCCACATCCATGCATAACTTCTCAGATGATGTAATAAACCCCTCTATCAAAGCATCATCGTCATCATGGTCTATTCTGAGATAGTTTTTCATCTCTTCCAAAGTTATAAGCATTTTAACACCTCCAAAAGAAAAAGACCTATGCAGCTGCATAAGTCCTTAAAACTATAAATAATACCTTACTTTTACTGTTGCACCCTTTCCTTTTGGAGGTGCTTCAATTATTTCGTCACCGGGTTTCATCAGTTCATACATTACATCGCAACAGATAGGCATTCTATGGTTGGTACCTGGATATCCTCCTAGTTTTCTGTGGACATCTCCTGAAACGATATCAATAAAAGCTGCCCCCTCATCCTTTGCCATTTGTTTCATCTGCATTATCTCTTTTACAAAATCGTCTTTATCCAGCATATCTACTCTCCTCCATTACACAAATTATACTATGTACCGTTATTTTTGTATAGAATAATTTGGATATATGATTCGTGTAATTGGAGGCTTGTAGTGTGATTTAAGTATTAGTAGTTAAATGTGGAATTAACCGCCTACAACACTTGTTCCTGTCTTAAGCTTTAGTACTTTGACAGCCTCTTTAAGAACCAGCTTACCATCAACTCTCTCCTTGGCTACCATACCAATCATACCGTTTCCGGCAAATAACTCGTTAAGCTGCTTAAATGAGCGCGCTCCTCTGTCACCTATGTTATAGTAACTGTAATCTCCAAATGCAATTGCTTCAGCAGGTGCATAAGATGAGGTGTACACCTTATAGCCAAGTACTCTGTCAGGCTCTCCTTCCTTATAAGATGGCTGCCATATATAGGCACCGTTGTTATCCTTAAGCTTACGAATCTGTGCCAAAACAGCATCATTCATAATAAATGAAGCTGATTTACGATAAGGCCTCTTAAGACCATACACAAGGTCAAGAAGGTCATCAGGCTTAAGTGCTGCAGTAAGCGTATTTGCAATCTCTCCACCACCGGTTCTGTCAAAAATACCTGTAGGCTTTGCATGACCGTCACCGTTAAGGAATGCATCCTCTTCAGCATTCGCAAGTGCCTTGCCAAACTGTGTGATGATATAGTTCTCAAGTCCGAAAGCATTATCATACAGAAGTTCCTCTGTTACCTTGATGGCAACATGAAGTTTGAACGCATCAAGGTAAATCTGGTCAAATTTTGCATCTCCGAAAGACAAAGTGCCGCCTTCCTCAATCCAGGCAGCCGCTGGTTTTGTAGCAGCTATATTAATCTTATGCTTTCCTGAAGTAGTAATTGTTGTTGCCAGCGAACGCATGATATTATCTGACTCAAGAGTATCAATTAGCCTTTTATCATACTCAACAGGCACAAGATAGCCTCCATCTGCATCTACACCTTCCTGCAATACATTGGATACTAGTCTGAAGTTAGAGCGGAGTGCATCAATCATTGCATTTTTGTACTCATTAGATGCACGGCCGGTCTTTACCTCTTCTTTTGTTTCACCCATATAAGGTTTTCCGGTAATTGGGGAATTTACAGGTTTAGATAGTTCCTGCTCCCTTCTTTCCGCCCTCTGCTGTCTGTCGATAGAATTTGTAAGCTCTTCAATATCAGCCTCCATCCTGCCATAAACAGCAGCATCATCAGCGGATAAGTTTCCGTTCTTATCTTCATGGGTATTTACAAACTCCTTAGCCATCTCCCATGCCTTGGCTCTCTTTTCAATAAGTTCCTGTACTGTCATTTTACACTCCTCCTATATATACTTCTTAATGACATCTAGACGGTCTCTGATTTCTTTAGCAGATACACCGTCTGACTTGGTTTCCACAGGTATTTCTGCCTGCTTGACAGCATTTATTCCTACTATTTTGTAATGCTCCTCCAACTTGTTAATTAGGGCATTATTTACTGCCTTGCGTGAAAAAAGCATCGAATCGGATGTTTTCGTCTTTTCATCCTCTTCAATGCTTTCATATTCTTTTAACTCTTTTTCCTCACCAGCCTCTTCTTTAGGTGGGAGAGCATTCTTTGTAATTATGTCATCAGCAAAGCCAAGCTCCACTGCCTTTGTCGCATCCATCCAAGTTTCTGCGTCCATAAGCCTTGATAACTTTGCCCTCGACATACCCGTCTTTAGCGCATAAGCATTTATGATTGAGTTCTTAACTCCCTCAAGCATCTCGATTGCCTTAGCCATTTCAGTGTGGTCACCGAAAGCTACAGTTGCAGGATTATGAATCATCATCATCGAAACTGGAGACATAAGTACTGTCCTACCAGCCATCGCAATAACAGATGCCGCACTAGCTGCTATACCGTCAATCTTGACTGTAACATTGCCTTTGTATCCCACGAGCATATTATAAATCTGTGCTGCCGCAACACAGTCCCCTCCCGGACTGTTAATCCATACTGTAATATCATCACTTCCGGCATTTAGTTCGTCCTTAAACATCTGTGGCGTGAAGTCATCGTCAAACCAACTTTCTTCAGCAATCGTGCCACGCAGTTCAAGTATTCGTTCTACGGTTTCTTCGTTTGTTTCCTGGTTGAGTGTCTTTTTGCTCTTCCAGTTCCAAAACTTCCTGTTCTTCATCGGAATCCTCCTCTCCATTTTCTTGTACTTTTGATGCAAATAACCCTGCATCCTCTAACTTTGTCATATTTCCGTTAATAAGATATAAGTCTCCTCCAAGTTCAGAAGGTATTCTATCAAGGTTTTCCAGTTCACGGATGTCATTAGCTGACATCCATCCATTCTGTCTTGCAGTAGCATATCCGCTCATACGGCTTACATAATCTCCACGAAGTAATCCGTCAACATTAAACTTAATAAAATATATTTTCTTTTCTTCTTCACTTAAAAGTCTTCTGACCATAGCCTGCTCTAACCTACAAAGCCAAGGACGAAGTGTATAGGTCACATATTCTAAAGACTGCTGTTCAATATTTGAAAATGTGGCCTTATCTAGCTGTCCGATAAGATGTGGCGGTACTCTAAAAATTCGTGCAATCTCTGTGATTTGAAAGTTACGGGTTTCTAGAAACTGTGCCTCTGAGGGGTTAATGGAAATCGGCGTGTACTTCATCCCCTCTTCCAAAACAGCAACCTTGTTCGAATTTGCAGAGCCTCCAAAGGTTTGTGTCCATGACTCTCTAACCTTGCTTGGGTCTTTAAGTGTTCCGGGATGTTCCAAAACACCGCTTGGCGCAGCCCCATTTGCATAAAACTTACTGCCATATTCTTCTGCTGCTATTCCAAGCCCTATTGCATTCTTAGCCATGGCTATTGGACTATACCCAACCAAACCGTCAAAAGATAACCCTGGAACATGTAAAACATCCTCCGGCTTTAGCCTAACTGTTGAGCCTTTATTGGTAGGTGCGTCATCTGAAGAGACTATATATTCATAATAAATTTGTCCGTTTTCATCCCTGTCTACCTGCATTCTATCCGGCATAAGAGGGTATAAGCCTATTACCTCTCCTTTGCCGTTTCTAATAATCTGGCTGTATGAATTCCCCCATAAAAGCAGATGTGTAAGTGCCACTTCAAAAAATGAATAAGCTGTCATTTCCTTATTTGGTTCATCATGAAGAAGGTGGTATAGATGATGAGTGATAGCTTTCTCCTTGCCACCATTCTCGTTATATCTATATAAGTGCAGAGGCAGGCTTGCTACTGTTTCAGAGATAACCCTTACACACGCATACACTGCAGAAGTCTGCATAGCACTCTTCTCATTTACTCTTTTTCCTGCGGCACTCTGCCCTATAAAAAAGTTGTAGGCACTGCCTGCTGTCCTATTTGTAGGTGCATCCCGTGATTTGAATATTCCGCTTAAAATTCCCATATGTTATATATCTTCCTTTCTAAAAATAGGCATAATAAAAGCACCAATCATTTCTGACTGATGCTCTAAACACTTATAATCAAAATTCCCATGCGGTAAACAGTTTGATTCCTATAACACTTAATCCTCTTTTATATACACATAACCAAAATTAAACTGGGAATTTGATATTACCTGTTTCAAATTTGCATCTGTACTTCTGAATTTTAGCATTTCCGCTTTCAGTTCATTCTCTTCCTTAATGTCCGTTATTTTTATCCATATTTTTGCTT